TAAAAATGCTGCTATGAAAGCAGGAATTGTAGGGTTAGAGCTAGATCAATTTCTCGGTCAATGTGCACATGAAAGTATACAATTTACCGAATATGATGAAGCTAAGAGAAACGGGCATTGGAGAATGGGCACCGAAACTCTTACAAAAGCATGGTTTTTAGCTAATCGACACTATTGGAAATATAGAGGAAGAGGACCAATACAAATTACCTTGGAATCTCAATATAAAGCAATCGGTGAATATCTAGGAATAGACTTAGATCATCATCCGGAATTAGCATTATCTCAAAAATATATGATTCCTATTGCAATTGCTTATTGGAAAATAAATGTGCAAAAACGGGTTCCGAAAGATCAAATGTGGGATACCGGAAAAGTTACTAAAGTAATTAATCCTCGTGGATCTCGTGAAGCATTAGAGAAAAGACATCTACTTGTACAACAATTTACTAATTGGTTCAAAGACAAAGTAAAACGAAGCGAAGGAAAAGGTTCGTAATATATAAGGGCTAACATGAGCCACAATTCTGTTCTGAACATAGATAATTTTGAACAGCTCTTAAATGAAGATAACTTTTCCAATCTATTATCTACATTATCTGGTAAAGATAACCTCGAAGATTCTTTACAAAGCTTAGTTAAAAAGAATGAAACTATTGTAACTAAAAAAACAGTTACCGTTGTTGTACCTGTAAAAAAAACAGTAGTTGTTACTAAAAAAACAAAATCACTCAAATTAAAAAAAGAAATTGTTGCATTATTAGCAACAGCATTATATGCATCTAGTTGTGTAGATATTAATGATAATAACTTTAATATACCCATTAATGATCATACTACTACTGAAGAACATTCTACAGATTCAACTACTATAACACCTACTGCACATAAGAACGAAACTGTTGTAGAAAAGTTAGCGCATATGTTTTTAATAGGGAAAATTATTAATTCTCTAAAACCTAGTGATATCGATAACACAATGCCTGTCATTAATGATCGTAGTGATGAGGATGACGAAGTTAAACAACCTATCGTTACTTTTGATACACGATCTCTAGATGAATTGATGGGCGAAGCTAGATCTTTATTACTTGAAAAAAATGGTACATATGATCAAGCAATTGCTGATTTGCGTTCTATTATACTTACTCATCCAAAAGAAGAATCTAGATATGCGCATGAATTATTAGGATACGCCTACGAGAAATCTAAAAATTTTCCCAAAGCTATGAAAGAATATCAAACTTACTTAGCCTTATATACCGACGATGACGAGGATCGTACTAGAGTAAGACAGCGTTTAATGTCTTTAGAAATATTAGAACCTTCGGGCTTTGTTATAGGTAAAATTAATAAAACACGCGAGCCGCACCATGGAGATAGTTTTGATTTTTCAGGGTCAACATCGGATTACTTATACGCAACTTCAAACTCTACTAGAGGAAGTAATCAGTCAGCAACACAAGTAGATTGGATTACAGGTATACAAGCCTCTTTAACAGAAGTACATAATCAATATACACTATCATCAAAGTTAAGATTTACTGAGATTAAAGATCTTAGTTCTAGTTCAGGCAATAGAACTAATTTAACAACAGCATATGTTGATTTTGCTGATACATTTAAAGGATATAATATTCGTTTAGGCAGACAGTCTAGTATTGCCGGAGCATTAGGAAAATTTGATGGATTGTCGGGTAGTGTTAAACTTACTGATGATTTAAAATTATCTGCGGCTGCAGGGGTTCCTTATGCTACTGCTGTATCTCAAACTAAAAGAACATTCGAAGGAGTTGAATTAGAATATAATCTTAATCAAGATTGGACTACAGGAATTTATCTAAACCGTGGAATAGCTGATGGGTTCTTAGAACGTATGGCTATTGGCAATAATTTAGAATATAAAAATAGAGTAGGTAATATTTTATTAAGAACTGAATATGATACAGTTTATCATAGTCTTAATTTAATTTCTTTGCAAGGAACTTATTATACTAAAAATTTCGACATATTTACTGTATTTGAAAGAAGAAAATCACCAATGCCTTATGGAGATGTTGCATTGAATTTAGGAGCATTATCATTAGATAAACAAACTTATAATTCAGTCAGCGATCTTATAGGAAAATCCGGTCTAACCACTAATGAAATTTATACTTATATATCTCAATCAACACCTATAGCAACATCAGCTATTATAGGTGCTAGAGAAAAGATTTCTCGAAATTGGGAAGCTACAATCGATGCACAAGTTACAAATTTATCAACAATTCCAGGATTTAATTTAAACCCAAACTTCGATCCCATTCCTATACAGGTCGGTGATTCAAAAAATTATTCATTAACTGCCCACTTAAAAGGAGATAATATTTTCTTAAAAAATAATAACATAGAATTTGTAGTAAATGATTCTACTGGGGGACAAAAATCTTCCTTCTTTACTGTAGCTGATAACTATAAGTTTGGAGATAAGAGTAAGAACAGCATTTCAACTATTCTTAGATATGACGCAACTGATGCAACTTATGGTAAAATGAGCACTGTATCTGCAGTATTGAGAGGATTCTATGCTTTAAGTGATAAAGGTATGCTAGAAGCTCAATATTCACGGTCATTAACTAAAACCAATAACACGCTGTTCCTTAATCCAGACAACACAAATCAAAGTTTTTATATCGGGTATAGATATGATTTTTAGAATAATAGCAATACTTTTTTTATTACTTGTTAGCGATCGTGTATATGGTGCAGAATGTACAGCTTATCAAACATTACATCCTCGCTATCCATTAACAGGTGCACATTTAAGTACTGGAAAATGCACTACGTGTTCTTTTTGTCATGTACCAGCAGGCAATGCTGTTTGGATAGGAACTCCAAATACCTGCATAGGTTGTCACAACGGAAATCCTAGTATCAATGGCATGGTACGTAGTGCTAAACATCTGCCTACTTTATTATTAGATTGTGCTGGGTGTCATAATACTACTGCATTTAATAGTTTCGCAGGAATTACACAAACTATGATCCATAATACTGGATATCCTACTGTTAGATGCGACGGGTGTCATAATGGTAACTATACCTCATATAATGCGCAAGGTAAAGGAAACGGTCATCCTACTACTGTAACTAAAAATGGAGTAAAAATTCTAGTTACTAGTGTTGACTGTAATTATTGTCATAGTCCGAACAGTTCTCAGTTCGATGATTAAAGCAGAATTTAGGTAAATAAATGTAAACCTTACAGGAGGGCTGCCATCGTGCAAAAAATTAAAACACTCTTTATGTCTATTATAATGACAATTGCATTAGGAGTATCTTATATTACTGTACCAACAGTAATTGCCGGATCAATGTTGGCATTTTCGGGCACAGCAGACGCTGCCGAATGTACATTGTATGAAACACTACATCCTAATTTTCCTTTAACAGGTGCACACTTATCTACCGGTAAATGCAGTACTTGTGCCAGCTGCCATGCAGGAGGTATCTATTTAGGTACTCCTAAAATTTGTGCAACATGCCACAATGGTAGCCCAATCGGACAAATATCTGCTCAAACTATAGGAAGATCAGCTAATCATATTCCGATTGGAACTGCTAGTTGTGATTCTTGCCATAATACTACCAGTTTTACAGCATCGTGGTCTATGAATCACGCAAGTGTAAGTAGTTTAGCATGTAACACTTGCCACAATGGGTCATATACAGCATACGGTGCTACGGGACAAGATGCTAATCACGCTCCTGAAACAGCTGATTGTGGTGCTTGCCATACAACTCTTGATACCCCAACACATACTAATGCTGATTGGACTATGTCTCACGCAACAATTCACGCTGGTGTTACAACCGGCTGTGTAAGCTGCCATAATGGTACATATTTTGAAACTGCAAGTCCTCCGGCATTTGGTAAGAAGGATTATGCTCCTGGTCATCCAGTAACTAGTGACAATTGCGAAACTTGCCATAGTATTAATAACACATTTAAGTGTGCATCTTTAATTGAAGATAAAATGCTTAAGAAAATGATGTCTACACAATTTGCTTGGATTATGCCAAAAAATAAGACAGCAAAATCGACAACATTTGCTATGCTGAATATAAAGTTAAATCTTAAGAGCTAAAAGCCAAAATAAAACGCCCCGAAAGGGGCGTTTTACTATCACGAAGTAATTTATTTTTATTGTAGGCTATGCCACTTTTACTTCTTTGATACGCCGGCATTAACAAACGCATACATCTTTTCTGCAGTAGCTAATACTTGATCTAGACCAGGAAATTCTGGCATAGCAACGGTAGATACTAATTCTCCAGTCTTTTCGTCTCGCTTAGAGCTTAGTTCCCATCCAGCAAACTTAGCACTATATTCGGCTTCGACAAGATCTTTAGCCATACTAAGAATGTCTGTCCTAATTTCGTAACCATTCTTATTAAACTTAACTTCAGGAACTTTTGGTGTGTAATCGTTCAACGACATTTTTATTCTCCTTTGTATGTGTGTATGTCTTTAATTAACTTGCAATATTATACATAATCGTGCATTTAATTACAAGATTTCTTAACAGGCTTTGTAACCCATTCAACTTCTTCTTCGGTTACTGGTTGCCAACGATTTAAAAAATACCAATTTGCAAAGGCGGTGATAGTAGTGTAATACATTATACACGTTCCTTTGTTGGTTGAGGTTTTACTAGATCAGGCCACATTGCAGTATAAACTGCAGCAAGATTACGACCATTATTTTCTAGACCTTTTACATAGATTTCTAATAGTTTAATGAAAAACTGTTTAATCATCTGTCTCTCCTTTGTGTGTATGTGTATTTATATTATATGTTGCAATGCAACAATAATCAACAATAAATCCTTTCAAATTACATGTGTAAAATATTTGGATAAATATCATAGAGAAAAAGGTTAACACCGTGCAGAAAAAAACAAAAAGTCTTTTAGATGAATTAAATGATTTTGCTGCTAGAAAAGATAAAGAAACTATTCTAGAATCTAGGGCAAGTCATATTATCGATTCGGCTATCAATTTTTTAAAACATATCAGAGAAACATTTGATCCTGAAGTTGCATATGAATTAGAAAGACGATTCATTAATAGCATTAAAAGCGGTGATAATGCTAAATTTACACGCGGCATACGTAAAATTAAAGAAAATAAAGAAATTTCACAGGGTCTCAAGATCATTAATGGTAATGTAAAACATGATGATTAATAGCCTATTCTAGGGTTTTTTTGGTTTATTGATAAATATTTGCATGATTAGCTCACAAGGCTATCACAAAATTAAGGAGAAATAAAATGGCTTCGATTAATCGCGTTCATGGTGGTTTATTATCACCGAAGAACTTTGCAGGTCCTGCGTTACAAGATTTTACATTAACATTCTGGGGTCCAGATGGTTTAAAATTATGGGCTGACTATGCTGGTACAGTAGGTGCAGTCGGCGGCGGAAATGGCGGTGCATTTACCGGTGGTGGTGTTTACTCAGCAACTACAGGTACTGCAGCCGGTGGTGTATTCGATCAGGTATTCCGCTCAGCGGTGACACAATTCGGTTCACTTAGCCGCGTCGGTACATTAAATACTACCAATGCTGCTTATACAATCAATTTTGCTTTAGAAGCATTAGGTGTTGATCCGTTTAGTCCGAGCGGATTGGGATTAGGGTCTGTAGAAGGCACAACTGCGAGTACAGTTGCTGCTGCATTAACTGCTGCTGTTCAAGGACTAGGCACAGTTAATGGTGTTACATTAAACACTGCAAGTGTTAGTGTTACAGCACTCACATACTAAGTTAATAAGTTAGTAGATGATAATGAAAGGCGATCTTTATGATCGCCTTTCTTTTTGATTATAAATACCTATAACTTATTAAAGTAGGTATATAATGGAAATCATCGAAATTAAAACATTAATTGATATCACAAAGCCTGAAATTGCTCGTGCAGGGTATGGATCAGATCTAGAACAAAATCAATTCAAAAATTGGACAACATTACAACAATGTATCGGGTTACGAAGCAATATAGAATGGGACACTCCTCCTAGTGTCGAAACAGCTGATATTAAAGGTATGGGTTTTGGTAACAGATATAAAGGCGAACACAAAATATGGACTTTTAAATTCTATACTGATAGATCTTCTGCCTATAGCGATGATAATGGTAACTTAATCGGTTTATTACTAGACGATGTAGATCAAGTACCGATTATTCAAAATTTAACAGAAACGATAAATATTTCAAAAGCGGTGTTTAATTTAAACAGTCCGCAGTACAAAAATACAATAATTACGGCAACTATCAGGCAAATCGAGGCACAAGAAAATGTTATTTAGAACAGGAGATACCTTTAATGCCTGCAATACAGGAACCGTCGAATATAGAATCTGAAAATTTAGAAACACATGTCGCACTATGTGCATTACGTTATGCTACTCTAGAAAATAGATTAGATACTATCGAAAAAAAGGTCAGCACACTACAAGAAGTGATCGAAAAAAGTCATATGAGTATGATTCGGGTATTGATCGGTACTGCAGGAACAGTTGTAGCAGGCGTGCTATCGACACTTGTAGTAATATTATCTAAATCACATTAATATGCGGATAAGCCATTTATTAGAAAATATAACAATTATCCTAAATAATGAAGAGAGGGATTTTGTTAATAGACATCGAGATTTAATTTCGATATCTAGTCTAGATGAGCATGATGCATGGGTTGCTCAAAATTTAGTTAGAAAGCATGTATATGAAATAACTAATAATGGCAAAACAATTAAATTAAAGAACCATGCTAGCAGAAAAACAACTTTATAGAAAAATCGAAGAACTTGCCATCGAAGTGAAAGAAACACTTAGAGAAAAAGGCTATGTAATCCCTGCCGAACGAGAAGATGGAAAAATAAAAATAGGCAATTATTATATATGTAAAAATAACGGATTCTTTGATATAACAAATCTACGCAATCAAATGTTATATGAAAGAATTAATTTGCCTCAAACCGCATTAATTATTGCTAACTCTTTAGCATTAGGGCAAGATATTGATAATAAACTTTTAGAAAATGATCAGCAATTCGGGTATAGTTATTTTGAAGAGTTAAATTATAATAGATTATCTAAAGTATATCTTAATAAAAGAGATTACGACAAATTCAATTCTCTGTTAATAAAGCAAGAATTGGCACAAATACGTTCTAAAAATGCTAAGAATTACATTTTAACTAACTTCGAAAAACTTAGAAGAATGCGATAAATACTTTATCAACTTTTGGGTTAAACTATGAAGACAACAGATTTTAATTTTCAAATTTCTAGTAAATCATTAAACGAAAGTATGTTTAAGAAATTCGGCGTCAAAGTCGATCTCGAAAACTATACTAGAGAAGAACTAGAAAACTATCGTAATATTATTCGCACTAAACTCAGCCAATCAGAAGGTAATACAGGATTTAATGATCTATTGGCAAATGAAGATTATCAAAAAGATAAACATATGCTAGATTTACTTAATAGTCGAATTAAAGAAATGCTAGGCGAGTCTATTCTTAATGAAAAATCTAAGAGTGAAAAACAAGCTAGAACAATGGCTGCTGCTGCGCACAATCCTAAATTTGCAAAGAAAGTAGGTATCAAAACCAGTGTTGCAAAAGAATTTAATAAAAAAGATAAAGGCACTAAACTTCTAAGCAAGGCTATGAAGCATAAGAAGAAGAAGAAAAAAACTAACGAAAGTAATAAACCAGGATTACCCGGAAATCCGCGTCCGGCTACAATGGATTTCGGAAATAAACCTGTTTTAACAGATCCCGATAAACCATTAGATCCTAAGTCTTGGGAATATAGAACACGTCACAGACCTACAACTTCTTCTACTGCAGGACGAGAGTCAAATGAAATTCAACAAGATGTAGATAATAGAAATGAAAGATTAACTCAAAACAGAAAAGTTAGAAAAAAATCACCTACCAGTAGCGGTACATTAAAAAATTATTTAAATAACAGACCACCAAGGTCTGAAGGAATAGAACTTAGCAATGGTAAATACTCCAAGTCCACAATGGAATCTAAAACTATGAAAAAACCAAAAAAGAAAGCAGCCAAGCCAGATTACTTAGACTTTGACGGTGATGGTAATAAGAAAGAACCAATGAAGAAAGCTCTTAAAGATAGAAAGAAAGCTCCTCCTTTTAAGAAGAAGAAAGTTAAAGAAAGCTTTTTAAACCGTAAACATAATTACGCTATTATTATCGAATCTTTAAAATATTTAATTAGTGAAAACGAAGAAGACAAAGCTAAAGATATTAGTGGTTCTGCAGATATGGTATCTGATATCACTAACTTTATGCAACGTCTAGGAACTATGCAAACTAAAACAATGATCGACTTGTCTGATAGCATTCGTAAGAATTTTGGTCAAGCCGAATCAGATGCTTTTAGAAATAGCATCGATCCTGCTCTTAAACAGGCACTAGAAGTATTAACTAAGGTTAGAGAATCTATTAGTAGTGCTGTTGCACAATTAGCAGGTGGCGAACTTCCTCAAGAAACTATGGGAGCTGAACCAGTTAATCCAGCACCGTCCGATAGTATGAATACTAGCATGACTGCAGGTATGAGTGACGAATTCGGCGCTAGTGATGCTGCATCTGGCGGATTTGATACCGCTGGAAGAGAAAAGAGAGAAAGTATCGAAAGATCTAAAGCTCGTAGATTATCAGAAGCTCATTCATTGATGACTAAATTATCGAAATGAGATTATTTGAACTCGAAGACCAACGAGGAGATATAGTTAATATTCTGGTATTGGTTTTACGTAATGCTGTCGGAAGAGGAGTGTCAGAATTGTCATATGACGCTATCAAAGGCGCATTACAAGACCAGAATATTTATATGAATGTTGATTATAAAACTTTTGATAATATATATCATCAAAATCCTCGCGCATTTTCAACCGTAATTAATAACTATAACGGTACTGGAATTGTACTTAATAAGTCCATTAAAGCAGCCAAGGATAGCGCTCCTGAAACCCCAGTAGTCTAAATTTGCTCTAAATCAATTTTTCTGTTATAATTAAAGTTATGACTACTCTAAAACCTCCACCGTTTGTGGAAAAATTCCAATACAAAAATTGCAAACAAATAAATGATCCTATAACACGTAAAAGATTATACGAAACGCCTGATGGAGAACGTATACCTAGTGTCACTACTATTTTAAGTGCAACTAAAGATATGACGCACTTAATTGAATGGAAAAAACGTGTAGGAGAAGCTAAAGCACAACAAATCACTACAGAAGCAGCCAGTGTAGGAACTGGGCTTCATGCCAATTTAGAAAGATTTCTATGTAATGAACAAAGACAACCCGGAAATAATCCAATACACATTAAAGCAAATGCAATGGCTGATGTTATTATTGAATACGGATTAAAATATGTTGACGAAGTTTGGGCAATGGAACAAAGTCTATACTATAAGGGACTATACTCGGGCACAACTGATCTAGTATGCGTTTATAAAGGTAATCCTTGTATTGCCGATTACAAACAAACCAATCGTCCAAAGAAAGCAGAATGGGTTGAAGATTATTATCTGCAACTCATGGCGTATATCATGGCCCATAACAATACATATGGAACTGATATGCGTGAAGGACATATCTTTATGGTTAGTAGGGGTGATGATGGAATGAAGCCTGGTGGAGAGGTATATCAACAGTTTGATCTACTACCAAAAGATTTTAACAAATATCAAGATATGTGGCTTGATAGAGTTGAAGAATATTACAAATTAACTAAGTAATTTCCGTAATGCCTATTTTGACACCAGTTTTAACTTCTCCGAAGTTCGATAAATATCTAATACTGGAGAGTTAAAATGGCCGTAATCGAAATAGCCCGCATACAAGTACGTCGAGGACAAGAAAATATTACCGGAATCCCTGTTCTTTCACCGGGAGAATTCGGATGGGCCGAGGACACAGAGCATTTATACATTGGCAAAAGTGTAAGCGAAGGTGCGGTTAGTAATAGTAATACTAGACTTTTAACCGAAAACGATCTTATCAATTTATATAACGGATCTATTACTAGTTCAACATTATATAACTTAGTCGGGCATATACCTAATGTTTCTCTTGCTAATACAGTCTCTAGATCATTGCAGAGCAAATTAGATGATGAAGTAAGTGTACTAAGTTACGGGGCAATAGGCGATGGAACTACACCCAATGCTCAATATTTTAGAGCAGCTATCGAAAGCCTATATCTAAACGCAACAGTTAAAGGGTCATTAGGAAATGAAAGTCTAGTAACACTATATGTGCCGGCTGGTGTCTATAATATCGAAACCACCATTTATCTTCCACCTAATGTTATTATTGTAGGCGATGGTCTAGGAAAAACAATTCTTAATCTTGTAACTACATCAATACCTTTGATGCAATATGCTGATCAAACCAGTATCCATAATAATTATGTAGTATTTGTTGATGGACAAGCTAATATATTAAGTGCTACTCGTCCTAATAAAATTATTATCAAAGATATGACATTGCAGTACGATACTACCCTAAGTGGTCCTAGTGGAACTTCTACACTTCCATTATTAAGAGCAGATTGTGGAGTTGATTGTTTAATTAGTGGCGTGCAATTCTTAGGTAACTATGTAGCAGGTTCCGGACAAATTGCTGACAATAATTACACCGGAATTGATATTAGAGGGCAAGGCTCTTTAATCACCCAAGATTTAATCGTAGAAAATTGCAGCTTTGATAATTTATATTACGGAATTAAATCTAACTATGATATGCAAGATTCTATCATTATAAATTCCAGATTTAGAAATCTAAATCGTGGTGTTGTCTACGGAGAAAGTGTAGCTGTAAATAATTTTACAGGTCCGTTAAGAAGCAGAATTGAAAATAATAAATTTTATTATATAGAACGTGAAGGTATTTTTGTCGGTAGAAATACTAATAATTTACCTACACATCATGTTAGTGCATTTAATATTTTTAACAACGTAGGCAATAACACTAACAATGACCAAAATCAAGTTACTCCGGTTATTACCTTCCAATCTCAAGGTAATACATCAATTTCTGATTATAATTCTAGATATGATACAGTTAATAGTACTACTACTAATTATGCATCAACCACAACCACAGTAAGTGGGCCTACTTATGTGACAAGTCCGGGCGCTTATGCCGGAACGATTATTGTTTCATCAAACCCGGTATTATTGTCTAGATTTCCATACAGTAGTCCTACTCAATCTACAATCATAGATTATAATTTAAACGTATCGACTACTAATAGATCCGGAGAACTAACTGTAGGTATTGACGTGTATGGCATAGCATCGATAACAGATAGCTATTCCTATTCGGGTCCAAATGATGGCGGAGTGGTATTTACAGTTAACTTAAATAATTCAACTAATTTGGTAGAGTTATATTATACAAGTCCAAATTATCCTGGTACGATTACTTATAGGTATACACAATTACAATAATGTTCAACAAATCTCCAGAAGAGAGATTGTCTATTTGGGCCGAATTTAGAAAAACATTGAATCACTGTGATCACCCGTTTGATGATGTTTCTGTATTTTGGCAAGACTCTCCTCGAATACTATTCAATCATAGGGTCGATCCTTTTAATAAAAAATCATGGCCTACCCCATGGGAAATTATCGTAGAAAATCGATATGACGATTTTACCCTAGCACTAATGATGGGTTACACCCTAAAGTTTACAGAAAAGTTTAAGAATTCCAAAATTGAGATTAAAACCATGGTTGATTATTCCAAGACAAAACTGTATAATCTTGTATTCGTAGACGACGAATATATATTAAATTACGATAAAAATAATGCTGTTAAAGCTGCAGATATTGATCAGGAACTATACGTTGAAAACAATATTAATGTATGACGATCCTAGGTAAATATTCAGTAAAATAAGTTAAGGGTTAAAAGTACATGATTACTGTTGTAAAAAGAAATGGGGAGAAAGTACCTCTAGATATTTCCAAAATTCAGAGGCAGGTAGCACACGGATGTAGCGGTATAGATGGAGTAAGCCCATCTATGATTGAGATTAAAGCTCAATTAGAACTACACGATGGTATGAGTACAAAAACTATAGATGAGCTATTATTAAAAGCTATGGTTAATCTCATTGACGAGAATGAGAATCCTGAAATCAACAATACCAATTATCAATATGTAGCAGGCAGACAGCGTGTTAGTATGTTGCGTAAAGAAGTATATGGAGAATATGAACCTCCTAAGCTCTATAGCATTGTTAAAACCAATGTTGAAGCAGGTATGTATACTAAAGATTTATTAAATTGGTATACTGAGGATGAATGGAATATTATTGACTTATTCATTGATCATAGCAAAGATGAAAATTACACATTTGCTGCGATTGAACAGTTGGCAGAAAAGTATCTAGTTCAAAATCGTGCCACTGGGCAAATCTATGAAACACCACAAGTTCGGTATGCTGTTGCTGCCGCTACTGCGTTTCATGCTGAGCCAAAAGATATCAGATTGAAACTAGTAAAGGAGTATTATGAATGCGCGTCAGAAGGACAGTTTACTTTGGCTACTCCTGTTCTTGCGGGCCTTGGGACCACTACTAAGCAGTTTAGTAGCTGTGTACTTATTAGTTCGGATGATACATTAGATAGCATCTTTGCCAGCGGCGAGATGATGGCCAAATATGCTAGTAAACGTGCTGGTATTGGATTGGAATTAGGTCGTATCAGGCCAGTTGGCGCTCCAATACGCAATGGGGAGATTAAACATACAGGATTGGTGCCATTTTTAAAGAAATGGTTTGCAGATCTTCGCAGTTGTAGTCAAGGTGGCATTCGTAATGCTAGTTGCACTGTAACTTTTCCCATTTGGCATGCACAGTTTGAAGATCTAATTGTATTGAAGAACAATCAAGGTACAGAAGAAACTCGTGTTCGACAGATGGATTATTCTGTAGTTGTATCTGCGCTCTTTTGGCGCCGCTATAAGAATGGAGAAAATATTACATTATTCGATCCACACGAAGTTCCGGATTTATACGAAGCATATTACCGCAACAGTCAGGAATTTGAAAAACTATATCTTAAATATGAACAAGATAAGACTAAGAAAAAGAAAGTTTTGTCTTCAGAAGAAGTTTTTAAAAATGGTATACTTAAAGAACGTACAGATACTGGCCGTATCTATCTTGTTAATATCGATAATGTGATTAATCAAGGTCCATTTAATTCGACAACTGACCCAATCTATCAAAGCAATCTTTGTCAAGAAATCTTATTACCTACTCGCCCATTTCAACGTATCGACGATGAATCAGGACGCATCTCTCTTTGCACATTGGGGTCTATTAACTGGGGTGCATTCCGTAATCCCGCCGATATGCGAAAGGCTTGTCGAATATTAGTTCGTAGTCTAAGTAATTTGCTTAACTATCAAGATTTTCTTAGTGTGCAAAGCCGATTGGCTAATAAAGAATTTGAACCATTGGGTGTGGGTATTACTAATCTGGCATTTTGGCATGCCAGAAAGAATTTAAAATACGGCGACCCGGAAGCACTAGCAGAAGTTAAACGATGGACTGAACATCAAGCATTTTATCTTACAGAGATGAGTGTAGAACTTGCTCGTGATCGTGGTGCTTGTGAACGAAGTCATTATACCTATTATGGACAAGGAATATTTCCTTGGGAACGCCGTAATAAGAATGTTGATGAATTAACTAATTTCGAACCAAGTGCTAATCTCGATTGGGAAGGATTACGTAATGATATGAAAACATATGGAATACGTAATGCTACTTTAATGGCTATTGCTCCGGTTGAATCGAGTAGCGTTGTGCTTAATAGCACTAATGGCATCGAGATGCCGATGGAATTAATTAGTGTCAAAGAAAGCAAGGCCGGATCATTTGTACAGGTCGTTCCTGAATATAAACGTTACAAAAATCGTTATCAATTAATGTGGGATCAAAAAGACTGTGTAGAATATCTTAAAACAGCAGCAGTATTAGCTGTATACATTGATCAAAGTATTAGTACTAATACGTTTTATTCGCCGAAACATTTTAAAGATGGAAAAATTCCTGCTACATTAGTTGCTAAAAACCTTATGTTGGCATACAAATGGGGGGTCAAAACTATCTATTATTCGTTAATAGATAAAATTGGCAGCAAAAATGTGTTAAATAGCCAAAATGATCGACTTTCAACTTCAAAATCTATTATAATACAAGAAGATGAATCGGATTGTGATTCATGCAAACTTTAGTTTAATGGTAAATACCAGTGCCGGTCGCGATACTGCAAATATCCACCGGCTCTATAACTGTAAGGAGTTACAGCAAATGTATTTACATAATATCCCTGCTTATGTTTACTATATCAAACATTTGCCGACTGGCAAATTTTACTACGGCTTTCGTTCCGCCAATATTAATGAAAAAAGGTTTCCAGAAGATGATTTATGGAAAGCGTACTTTACATCTTCTGTTAAAATAAAAAACCTGAGAGAACAGGAAGATAATTTTGAGGTCAAAATTGTTTACAAAAATACAGATGTCGAAAAAGTATATTGGGTTGAACAAGAATATATAAAAAATAATATAGATGACCCTTTATGCCTTAACAAATATTATATAAGTAAAGAAAAGAATCAAAAAATTTTTAGTATGGCAGGGAAAAGTCATTCGAATGAAACTAAATTAAAAATGAAGGGAAGGCTCCCTTGGAATACCGGAAAACATATTCCTAGAGGAACCCCAAGCTGGAATAAAGGAATTCCTACTCCAGATCATGTTAAGAAATTAATTATAGAAAAAACAACTGGTTTGAAAAGATCCAAAGAAACTAAAATTAAAATGAGTAAACCCAAATCAGAATCTCATTGTAAAAATATATCGAAAGCAGCATTGACACGCCCTAGGTTTGCCTGTATAGTATGCGGTAGACTAATAACTAAAGCTAATATTGAAAATCATAGGAAATCACATGAGTAAAGCACAATACGATTTTTCTCAAAAAACTAATTATCTAAAACGTACGATGTTTTTGGATCCAGCTGGCCCGGTCACCGTACAAAGATTCGAAGAAGTTAAGTATCCAAAATTACAAAATTACGAATCCTTAGCTCGCGGATTCTTTTGGGTTCCAGAAGAAATCAGTCTCACCAAAGATAAAATGGATCACAAGGAGGCCAGTGATGCAGTTAAACATATTTTCACAAGTAATCTACTCCGTCAAACAGCTCTTGACAGTATTCAAGGGCGTGCCCCTTTCCAGGTATTCGGACCAGTCACGTCTATTCCGGAATTAGAAGCACTGACACTTACATGGAGCTTTTTTGAAACGTCTATCCATAGTAAGAGCTACAGTCACATTATCCGTAATATCTATGGAGTACCTAAGGATGAATTTAATAAAATTCATGACACTACAGAAATTGCTGGTATGGCTGCTGGAATCGGACGTTATTACGAAGAACTACATGTTCTTAACATGCGCCGAGAACTAGGCGAAGATATTCCAGTTTATGATCATAAGAAAGCGATTTGGCTAGCTCTACATGCAAGTTATGCATTAGAGGCATTACGCTTTATGGTTAGCTTTGCTACTAGCCTTGCAATGGTCGAAAATAAGATCTTCATCGGAAATGGAAATATTATTAGTCTTATTTTACAAGACGAGATTTTACATACCGAATGGACTGCATGGTTAATTAATAATGTAACCAAAGACGATCCTGACTTTGTTCAAATTGAACAGGAATGTCATGCAGAAGTATATGCACTATATATGGAAGTTATACAAGAAGAAAAGTCATGGGCAGATTATTTGTTCCGAAAAGGAGTGGTAATCGGTCTTAATGCTAATATTCTTAAAGACTTTGTTGATTATACTGCGTATACTAAACTTAAGGATATCGGTATTAAGTATCAGGAAGATCATCCTAGAACTAGTCCAATTCCATGGTTTAATAAACATATTAATATTAATAAAAAACAGTCAGCACTACAAGAAACCGAATCAACGAATTATGTTATTGGTGTAATGTCAGATGCGGTTACACATGATGAATTGCCAGACCTATAAGGATAATAAACATGAGAAATCTTATTAATCTACTTGAAGATACTATTAACGATGCATGGTTTAAAGACGGATTTCAAACTTATAAGAAACCAGCTCGAGAAAAATATGAAATTGCATCTCAAGATACAACTATTCAAACCCTAGAAGGGCCACAGCAAGTTAAAAAGGGATTTTACATTCTTACCGGACCTAAAGGCGAAAAGTATAGTATGCCACCGGAAAAATTTGCAGAATTAAAAGATGACTTAGGAAATGGCGATTGTTCACCAAAGAAAATCATGAAGGTAGCTAAATTAGCAGACCATGATGGGGATGTAAAAACTAGCTGGGGTGAGACGCTTCATTATACTAAGGGCAATGACTATATTGTTCGTCACGGCCCTGGAGATTATGGAGTAGTCAAAGCAGATATTTTTAAACAAACTTACGCAACAGAATAAGGAGAAAAAATGAACGTAGTAATTTGGAGTAAGAACGGATGTACGTACTGTGAGAAAGCTAAAGCATTGCTTAAAGCTAAGAATATTACATTCGAAGAACGCAATATTAACAACGGATGGACTAAGGAACAATTGCTAGAAGCTGTTCCAAATGCACGAACAGTACCACAAATTTTCTTTGATAATGAACTCGTTGGCGGGTTCGACGACCTTACTAAAAAACTAGCTGTGTAATATATGGATTCAGAAATAAAAAAGAAAATTGATGATATAATCAACGGACAGCCATATTTCACTAATATGGCTGTTTATGATCCTTTACAATATCAATTTAATTATAATATAAATGCCGGAGGTCCTGTCGGTTCTTCACCAAATGTAACAATAAATAATGGAGGAACATGGACATCAACTAATGGCGGAACTACATGGACATCAATTCCATATACGTTCTCTTCGACTTCACCTAGTAACGGAAATTTTAAGGTAACCGGCGATGCTGAAATCGATGGCGATATTAAAATGCAAGGTCGTAGTCTCAAAGAAATTTTTAACAAGATTGAACAACGTCTAGCTATATTGGTTCCAGATCCTAATAAATTAGAACAATTCGAAGCATTAAAGAAAGCTTATAATCATTATAAAATGATTGAAGCATTATGTGAAGTTCCAAAAAATGAAAACGAATGAAACAAAAATTGCAGAATTAGAAAATTTAGTTAAACGACAAAATCGTTTGCTAGATAATCTATATAAAAAGATTCTATTTCTTGAAAGAGAAAATGCTCGTAGACGCAGTGATGTGGAAAAGTTAAATGAACGCAGATGATTTTAAAGATTGGTGCGGCCGACACGGTATAGTAATTATTGATAAAAATAAAAGAGCACACCGATATACTAAACAAAATGTAAAATATTTTCAAAATCCTGCAGATTATAATTTAGTTTACGAAGATATAACACTAGAAACAGAACCTCTTTATACACTAGAGATTACCCTCAGTGAGTTAGAACGCTTGGCAGAATTCGAACAACAAGTTTTTAATAATTTAAAAGAAACAGGACGTTTTAATATGTTCGAAATGATGGCCAAACAAAAAGAATTAGAGAAAGATTTAAGAAATAAATACGCCGCAGTGAATAAAGCATATGAGCATTATAGTCTATTGCTCAAATTAGCACAAAGCGGCGAACTATAAAAGGAAATAAAAATGTTAATTACCAAAGGTGTCAGTGTAGGTGAAATCGTATCTGTTAGAACTACAGCTGGCGAAGAAATTGTAGGAAAGTTGTCAGAAGTTGGTACAGAATCTATTGTGCTTGATCGTCCGAGAGTATTAGTCCCTACTCAAACAGGTGTAAACTTTGTCCCCTTTATGTTTACTACTAGTTCGGATAACATACCCATTTACAGACATGCATTATTGACTGCTCCGGTAGCAACAGATAAAGATGCTGCGGATCTCTATATACAAAGAACCACTGGTATAACACTAGGTAAATAAGTTAAAGGATTAACTTATGCCATATGTATCAGGTACGGGATTAATTAGTGACGTTTTTTATAGTAAAAATGTATTTGTTAATAATGTTTCTGTAGCATTATGGAATAAGCCACAGCAAAGTGCCGCATTTGTTGGTGATATCACCGTCGGTGGGGTAGCTATCGACCCATTAATTGTTGAACAAATTACTAGTAATGATACTGCGTATACTGAAAATCCTAGTGTATTCGCAATGCCTGCAGATGCAGTATCGCAAGGAGCAATTCAACCTAACTACCAAGGTACTCCGCCACAGATTTCAACTGCAACTGGGGTAATCACAACAGCTACGTTTACCAGCGGAATTATTCCTTTCTTAGCTGAAAGACTAGTCGAAGCAGGAAATGGACAATGGAGTAGAACTTATCAGACTACCGGCGTTGATAATCCGAATATTATAGGAATATGGCAAAGCCTAGGATTAGGTGCCGTTATATTGCACGATACTACTCCTTGGTGCATGGGGTTTGTTAATTTCACTCTCAAACAATGTGGATACAAATGGTGCCCGGAAGCTGGCGCTATTGCAATCGAAAATGCTCCATCGAGGTGGAATGCAATGTCTATTCCACTAGATCAAGGACAACCGGGTGATATTGCACTTTGGAATTATAGTGGGCATAATCATGTGAATTTTATATATACTGTACAAAATGGTAGGTATACATTTGTAGGCGGAAATCAAAATAGTAGGGCAACAAATAATAACAACCCATCTGATAGCACAGTATCTATTGCATGGCCCGGAGGGTGGACTCAAGCGAGTAATAAACCCGGAAGCACTTTGGTTGGGTTATGGAGACCTAGCCAAACTTAATATAAATCTCTTGCATTCTTATTAAATAATGTTACAATAGTTCTTTAAAGGAGACTAAGATGTTTACATTAATCGTACTTTTAGTTGTAATCGGCGCAGCAATTTATTTTGTTACACGTAATAAGAATTCAAGTTCTTCAACAGGATCAGCACCAGCAAGTATGCCAACTACTGACCCTACTAAAGAAAATAAGAATTAATGGTAGTTATACCTTGTTACTAAAAATAGCAGATACCCGCTTCGGCGGGTATTTTTTTTAAGCATACGACGATGCTTGGAAGATAAATAAATATATGAAACATTTCATTTATAAAACTATTCACAAAAACGGAAAATATTATATCGGACGACATTCAACAGAAAATGAAAATGACGGCTATAAGGGATCAGGATTATGGGTACTCTCAATAAAGGATAAATCATCTCTTACAACAACCATTTTAGAATATGCGTCAGATATGGATTCTTTGCTTAAATTAGAGAAGGAATATTTGTCCAAACATATTAATAATC